GAAAAAGATGAATTCCGTCAAAGAGAACTTAGAAAAAGATGGCCTTCTATTCCCATTATTTCGGAAATCAGGAATTTTCATTGGCCTATTACCGACTCCTCAGTCAAGCGATTATATCCAGAAAAAAACAAGCAAAAGATGGAAGAAAAAGGGCGGCAGAAATTATTGTCTTTCAAATCCAGAATTACTCTTCTCACGGGCGGATTTCCTTGCCAACCTGTATCCGTTGCCGGGAAGCGAAGAGGCAAAGAGGATGACCGTTGGCTCTGGCCGGAAATGCTCAGAATCATTTCCGAAGTCAGGCCGACTTGGATTATTGCGGAAAATGTTGCTGGAATCGTCAAGCTGGCACTCGATGATTGTTTATCTGATTTGGAAGGTGAAGGCTACGAAGCAGAACCGTATATTATTCCAGCTTGCGCCGTCAATGCCCCGCACAGAAGAAACAGGGTCTGGATTATTGGCTACTCCAGCAGCTTGGGATTGTCGCGGATTGACGAAGAAAAAGGGCTCAAAAAGAAAGCCTTGCGATTATTTTCTTCCAGAGCAGTTATCAATGCTTCCGACTCCGCAGGCCAGGGATTATCGAGGATATGGCAGAGTCAATTCAGAGAGTTATTATTACATGCTCAACGAAGAAGTTGGGAAAAGGATTGGTTTGAGGTTGCAACCCGCCTTTGTGGAATGGATGATGGGTTTCCCGTTCGGATGGACGGATTTGAATTGTCAAAATCCAGACATAGAGTGGAGCGTCTTAAAGCACTCGGAGACGCCATCGTTCCCCAAATCGCATATGAAATCATTAAAAGAATAGCATGGATAGAGAGGAATGAATAAATTAGTTTGGCTAAGGCATCTTACCAAATGAATCTTAATTAAAAAGTTCTTGACAAATCCCACCCTCTAGTTCTAATCTTTTATCTAATCGGATGGCCATCAAAATCGGACCTCTGAATCTTTCCATAAAAAGCACCATCATCGTTGCCCTGTTGCTGGCCCTGGTCTGCTTTCTCCTCATCGACCATGGCGGCATGAAGTCCAACCTCAATCAGACCGCCAAGGAATTGAAAGCCGAGAAGGTGAACTCCGCCGCCATCCAGAAGAAAGCCGACGAGGCGATCGCCGGGAAGGAGGCGTTGAAGAAGGAGGCCGACAAGAATCTTTCATCCCTCGCCGGCAGCCTGACTGAAAAGAATGGGGAGATAAAGAAGAAGGACTCAAGGATTGCCGAGTTAGAGGCGGCGCTGCCGGGCCTCAAGGACAAGGATGAGATAATCTCAAACCAGGCCCAGCAGATCTCAAGGTGGAGGGGCAAATGTGCTTTTCTTGAGAACAAGATCGTCGATCTCGGCGAGCCGGTCGAGGCAGGCGGCGTGATCACATATCCTCCGGGCTCGGTGACATTTGAACTAAACCAAAAATACGAGGTCCAACTTTCGATCACCGGCGACTGGATAACGAAATACAACGCGGTCCGCACGGAGAGGGACAAATCAGAGGAAGCATTCAAGAAGTCGCTTAAGGTTTTGAGGTGGGAGAAACTCAAGTCGAAGGCCAAGACCGGGATCGTGGCCGCGGCGGCCGGCGGCGCGCTCTATTTCACGGGCAGCAAGCCTTTGGCATACGTAACCTGGCTCGCGGGTTTTCTCAATCTCATATTCGGCAAATAGGAGGGGGATCGTGAAACATTTCGCTATACCGAGAATCGCCATGAACCGCGACGGGACATTCGGCGTCTTTATTGAATGCGACGTCCCGGGCATAGGCGATGTACCATTTGCTGCCACACTCGAGCGGCGCTGGGAGAATAACCAGAAGGGGGTAAGTTGCATACCGGCGGCAATCTACGTCTGCCGGAGGGTGCAGTCGCCTAAGTTCGGGAATACTTTCGAGGTCGTCGGCGTCCCGGACCGGGATGAGATCTGTGTCCATGGGGGGGCTATCGATCTCGATACACACGGTTGCGTCGTGGTGGCCGAGTACTTCGAGGCGCTCCAGGGCAAGGCCGCCATCCTGAACCCGAGGCCCGGGAAGGGGTTTGGCGAGTTCCTCGAGAGGACTAAAGGAATCGACGAGTTCATGCTCAATATATTCTGGGCAGGTGTATCCATAATCTGAAAGGAGAAAAAAATGGTACAGGTAGATCCAGCAGTGGGGGCCTTGATTCTTCTTGTTATCAATGGGGGCGTGCAGTGGATCCGTGAATGGAAGAAGCATAGGAATTGGCGCGATAATGGCGATCATCTTAAAGATATAAAACAGAAGGTCGACGTCCTCGTAACTACGGCCAGCGCGAACGCCGCGAACATAACTAGTCTGACCAACTCCATCGCTAATCTCCATAACCTGGGAGAGAAACGATTCGAGGTCCTGGGCAAGATCGATAGGCAGGTCGGTGCCCAAGCGGCCCGTTGCCAGGAAATAACCGATAACTTCCGGGGCCAGCTCAGGAACCACGGCAAGAAGCTGAATGGTCTCACCTCGAGGCGGCGAAAATAATGGAAATCCTCAAAGTCCCGATATCCGAAGTCGAGGTCTGGAAGGACAACCCAAGGAACATCAAGACCGAAGACTTCGAGCGGCTGAAGAGACAGATCCAGGAGCTCGGGGTCTATAAGCCGCTGGTCTGCATCCAGGAGAATGGGAAATACATCACACTCGGCGGGAACATGAGGCTGAGGGCATTGCAGGTTCTCAATTTCAAGGAAGTGGATATCTCCATCGTGGAGGCCAAGACCGAGGCGATGAAGATAAAATACGCCCTGAGCGATAATGACCGAGCAGGCGAATATGATGAGCAGAAACTTGCCGAGCTTGTCTATCCCCACCTTGATGAGATAAGGCTGGAGGATTTCAAGATAGACGTGGGAGAGCCAATAACGCTCAAGGATGTGATTGAAGAGTTCGGCCCAAGTTTGGATGGTAGAGAGGATGAGATTCCAGAAATAGATGACAGTCCTGCGATAACAAAGATGGGAGATTTGTTTACACTCGGAAAACATCGGTTGCTCTGTGGGGATGCAACGAAAGAAGAAGATGTCAAGAGGTTGATGAATGGAAAGAAGGCGGATATGGTATTTACTGACCCACCATATGGGATTGATTTGGATACAGATTGGTCAAATTTAAAAGGTAGTTTAAAGGCTCAAATGAAAGGAAAAAAAGGCGGTAGAATTTATAATAAAATTATTAATGACGATAAATCTTTTAATCCTTATTTTTTATTACAACAATTCAATTATGTTAAAGAAATATTTTTATGGGGAGCTGATTATTATCATCATTTTTTGCCACAAGAAGGTTGTTTTTTAGTATGGGATAAAAGATTATCAAAACAAGCAGATGAAGCAATAGGAAGTTCTTTTGAATTATGTTGGTCGAAAACACAGCATAAAAAATATATTGTGCGGATATTTTGGTGTGGAGCTTTTGGTGTAAAACCTGAAGATAAAAAACGCTATCATCCTACACAAAAACCAGTAGAACTTGCAATCTGGTTTATAAAAAAATTTAGCAAAGATAATCAAATAATCTTAGATGTTTTCCTCGGCTCAGGCACAACTCTAATCGCCTGCGAAAAACTCAACCGCATCTGTTATGGAATGGAAATCGAGCCGAAATATTGCGATATCGTGATAACTCGGTTCTCAAATTTCACGGGTATCCCAGAAGAAGAGATAAGGGAGACGGTGGAGCATGGCCAAACTTAAATATGACAAGGACTTCCCGATCCGGGCAGAGGGCCTGGCCCGCCAGGGGCTCTTCAATAGGCAGATAGGCGAGAAACTTGGGATATCAGAGACTACATTTTATGAATATCAGAAAATCTTCCCTAAATTTCTTAGGGCAATAAAAAAGGGAAGGACTCCAAGAAAGATTAAGCCAGGGAGGCCGTCGAAATACCCGACGATCGACTTGACGAAGGTTGAATATTATGGATCGCTCGGATTGATGGATGCCGAGATAGCCCTCCTTCTCAGGATATCCGAAAGATCGCTCAACTATTATAAGAAAAAAACCGAATTTCTGCAGTCCATAAAAAAAGGAAAAACAGAGGCGGATCTGAAGGTTATCGATAGTTTTTATAAACGGGGTTGTGGATTCGAGTATGAGGAGATCAGGTCCGAATATGATATTAGACAGACAGACGGGCAGGAGAAGGCATTTCCTTCGAAGGTTATAAAGACAAAAAAGTTCATGCCCGCAGACACGGCGGCAGGATTCATATGGTTGAAGAACCGTCGGCCATGGGAATGGCGCGACCGGCACGAGGTGGGTATCGGATTCCCGAATGAGGATGGAATCCTTAAGAACGAACTAAAGATAACGGTCGTCCATGTGGGTCTTAAGCCGAAAGAGGTTAAGCCAGAATGAGGAGATGCGAAAGATGTGGGATCTGTTGCATAGTCTGCACGCATATCCAGCTGGCCCGTTGGGAAGTCGATTCCTTCCTTTACGATATGGCGCTTTCAGACTTGGAGGATAAGAATCTCAATGGCTGGAGTCCGTTCATCCTAAAAAGGAAGGAACAGTTCATCCCGGCGCTCAATGCTACCGCGATGGCGTGCATCTATTTCGATGCGGCAACTAGGTCATGCTTAATTTATGATCAGCGGCCTCATGTCTGCAGGATCTTTAACTGCAAACACTCTGAGGCCCCGAAGATCCATGATGTCTGGAAAGGAATGCAGGTGGCATGAACATCATCCTATCAGACTCATTCTTTCCCCTGCTTGAGGTCAAGTGCCGTTATCTCCATCTCAATGGCGGCGCAGGCAGCGGCAAGAGTGAGTTCGCCGCCAGGAAGCACTTCGTCCGGTGCGAGAGGGAGGGCGGCCACCGACTCCTCAATCTGCGCAAGGTCCGGCGCGATCTCAAGGATTCGGTCATCAAGGTCTTTCGCTCAATCCTCGAGGCGAACGGCATCGACCATGACTACAACAAGAGCGACCTAGTCATCACCTTCTTCAGCCCGTCCGGGAAGAAGAACGAGCTCCTCTTCTACGGGATGGACGACTGGCAGAGGCTCAAGTCGATCAAGGGGATAACAGGGATATGGATGGAGGAGGCGACCCAATTCTCGCGCGAGGAGATGACGCAGATAGACCTCCTGCTGAGGGAGGCGACCCCGCACTATAAGCAGATAATGCTGACATACAATCCCGACGAGAGGATGGCGAAGTGGCTGAAGGACCTGGAGCGGGCCAAGGACAAGGACCCGAACTATTACTTCCACCATTCGACCATCGAGGATAACCCGATCACGGAGGTAAGGGAGGAGTACCTCAAAGTGCTCGATGCGATAGACGACAAGACCCTAAGGGACATCTACCGCAAGGGCCTGTGGGCCATGCCCAAGGGGCTGATATTCAACTGGCCTGAGGCTGACCCGCCGTCTGGGCCGGTGGATGAGACGATCTACGGCGGAGACTTCGGATACAGCATAAACGAGGCCGCCTTCGTGCGGATCCGGCGGAAGGCCTTAAAATTCTGGGCAGAATGCCTCATATACGAGATAGGGCTCACGAACCCGATGCTCGCCGAGAGGGTCAAGGCCGAGCCGGGCGTCGACCTCCGGGACCCGAGCTATTGGGACTCGGCCGAACCCAAATCCATTCAGGAGCTCTGCGACCGCGGGTTAAATGCTTTTCCATCCGAGAAGTTCCCCGGGTCCGTGGAGGAGATGATCAGGCTGGCCCAGGGCCTTGACATATCGATCGTCAGGGGCTCGACGGCCCTTCTCGAGGAGCGCGGGACTTACAAGTGGAAGGAGGACAAGAGCGGCAACCCTACCGGGAAGCCGGTGGAATTCCACAACCATGCGATTATGGCCTCGCTCTACGGCATCTGCACGCACTACTGGAAGTATCTGCGACCCAGAAAGAAAAAAGGGAAATTTTCTCATTTGGGCATGAAACCAAAGGGCACCGAGGCCCAGGAAAAAGGCGGCGAACCCGCAGTGCAACCCGAAGCACAGCCAGGCCAGGCAACAGTGCAGGCCACGCCGCCGCCAGCCATTCCATTCAAAGGAGAGGAATATGGGAGACGCAAAGGCAAGTTCCACTACATCTGCTAAGAAGGGCAGGTTCGTCTTCATGAAGACGGACAGAGGGATGTATCCTTTTTCTATCCTGAAGCAATATGAGACCGACGCCAAGTCCGAGCGTCTGACCGAGGAAAAAGAAACAAGGTCGCTCGACATGCACGGCCTTGTGAAGCACCCTTTCAAGACCCAGTCGTTGCTCGATCTGCAGGATAACTGCACATATTTTGACGCCTGCGTACGCCAGGTGGCCAAGGATGTCGTCGGTCACGGCTGGACACTGAAGCCAATCGAGGAGCCGAAAGAGGGCGAGAAAGAGACTGACGACAAGAAAAAAGAACGAGAGGCAATCGAGGGGTTCCTCAGAGACGTGAATGACGAGGACGAGACCATAGAGCGCGTGTTCGAGAAGCTCATGATCGACTGGGGCGTCATCGGCTGGTGGAATCTCGAGGTGGCGAGGGAGAAGGAAGCGATCCGGGGGATCTGGCAAACCCCAGCCCACCAGATGTATGTCCATGTCGACAAGGACCGCTACGCCCAGAAAATTATGCAGAAATATCAATGGTTCAAGCGATTCGGAACTGCGGGCGATGTGCAGAAGAACACTGGAAAGTTCGTGAAGGAAAGCGTGAATCCGGGCCGCGAGATGATCATGTACCGGAACTATTATGCTCAGAGCGGATACTATGGCGCGCCCAACATTCTGTCCGGGGTCGGCGCCATAAAGGGATACATCGGGATCAGGGACTACAACATAGCCTTCTTCGAGAACTATGGGATCCCAGCCTACATGATAATGCTTGAGGGCGAATGGGAGGAGGAAAGCGCGAAGCAGATAAATGACTTCCTGGATGTCGAGATCAAACGCTCGGATAATGCCCACAAAACGGGCATATTTGAGGTTCCAACAGGGAACAAGGTGACAATCGAGCCGCTGGGTATCGAAATCAAAGAGGGATCATTCAAACTCCTTCGCAAGGACCTCCGGGACGAGATCCTCGTGGCGTACAGGATGCCGCCCTACCGGATAGGGATCGCAGAGACGGGATCGCTGGGCGGGAGCACGGCCGAACAGTCGCTCCCGAACTACAATGAGAGCATCATCCTGCCGCTGCAAAACGATACGGCCGCCATAATCACGAAACTCCTGATCCGCGAGGGGATGGGGTTCGAGAGCTTCCGGTTCGAGTGGAAGGAGCTTGAGACGCGCAATGTCGATGCCCTCGCCATCCGGTGGGAGAAGCTCTTCGGAATGGCCTCGATAAATGCGAACTATATCCGGCGCGAGCTTGGGGAGCCGAAGGTCGAGCACGGTGAGCAGTACTTCATTTCCGGAGTATACTTGGCGCTCGGAGAGGAGACCGTGCAGATGATGGAGAAGCGGCAGCAGGCCGAGCTCTCGATCATAAGACAGGAGTTCAACAAGATTCTCGAGGAGGTGAGGAAGGCGAAGGCTGACTCGCTCAAAGCGGCGATAAAATCAGAAGAGGAGGTATGACAATGTCGATGTTCTTTTTTCTCAAAAACCCGCAGATCAGGCTACTCGCGGACGGCGAACTCACCGATGAGTTCGTCAAGACCGTGACCGAGATGTCCGGCGGGGCGATAATCTTCTGCCTATCCGGCCAGAAGGCCGTGCTCCCGATGAAGGCCGACTGCAATGTGGCCTACATCCGCGAGGCGAAACAGGAGGAGGTCGACGAGTTCCATAAGAAAAGGGCGGAGGAGATGAAGCGCGGCCCGGGCGTTGCCGAGGGCGGCATAATATCGAAGCCACAGTTCATGTTCCCGGGCGGCGTAAAGGGAAAGGGATGATCAGCATCGAGTCCCTCGAGGCTTTGCGCGAGGCCTTCGAGATAACGAAGACCCGCAGCCAGCGGGCCTTGCGCCGACCGTACCTGAGGCTCGTCGCCGCGGCGCTTCCCAAGATGCGCCGGCCCGTCCGGGAATTCATGGACCTGCAGAGGAAGGCGCTCCTCGCGGAACTGCCATCGATCGGCAGGATCGATAGGATCGGTGCGCACAAGCCGAAGAAGCTCGCCGAGGAGGCATTCCCCTGGGATGAGATCATGGCCGAAGGCAAGTCTCTTCTGAAGCCGACCCTCCTTGAGATTCTGGCCCTCGGCGGCCAGGAGATTACCGGCCGGAGGTTGAGGAAGCAGGAGGCCGAGGCCGTGCCGCACAGGTTCGACCCGATCGGCCTCGAAGCCGTCAAGTGGGCCGAGGAGCATGCCGCCTGGCTCGTGACCCTGATTACCACGGAGACTAGGGGCGCGATCGCCGAGATAATAGCCAGGGGCATAGATCAGGGCCTGTCGGGATATTATATCGCAAGGGACTTGAGGCCGCTTGTCGGGTTGACCGCTCCGCATGTCGCGGCCGTCGGGAACTACACGACCCGGCTAATCGAAGAGGGATATTCGGAGTTGGACGCATTCGCCAGGGCCGAACGCTACGCCCAGAGACTGCACAATTACCGGACCGAGATGATCACCAGAACCGAGGCCTCCTCTGCCACGAGCGAAGGGATTATCCAGGGATATGAGCAATGGGGTATCGAGGAGCTTGACTGGGTCGCAGATCCGGAGTGCTGCGAGAATTGTAGCGCGGCTGCCGAGGAGTCGCCTTACAAAATAGAAGACTCGCACGGCCTGATACCAGCCCATCCTCATTGCATCGCAGGGAATTCAAAAGTCATTATTCCTGAGATGAAGGTTTGTATGTCAGGGTCTTATCATGGTCCCATTTATAGGATTGTGACCAGATTTGGATCGGCTTCCATCACCCCTAATCACATGCTCCTCACGCCGAATGGTTTTGCCAAAGCCTTGTCTTTGAGAAAGGGCGACAAGATAGTCTACAGCACGTTTTTCGAGAGGGAAGTGTTTGGTAACCCAAATGATCACCGGAAGCCAGCCACAGTCGAGGAGATAGTCACATCTCTCTCTGAATCTCCTCGCATGGCTAAAAGAATTATGCCAGTTGCCTCCGAATATCTCCACGGCGAGGGAGCCTTCATGAACGGCAATATCGACATTGTATGGCCCAATGGCCTTTTGGAGGGTGACATTCAATCCGACTTTTTCAAGCATATCGGCGAGAAGAATTTCGCCTCTTCCTATCGAGGATTTTTTGATCTCCCTTGTTTTAGCAGTTTTGGTCCGATGCTCAAGACTCTGGCGCTTGCCTCTGATGGCATCATGGGCGGCAGATACAATTCTCATCCGATCGGCCGGAGATTGTATCCTTTGCCACATAAGGACCCGGGCCTCGCTATTGCCTCTTCTCCTGACTCCCACCGAGAGGATTCTTCTTTTGATTACCGATCTGCTGACGCTGAGAGACTTCGCAATGCTCTGTTCTGTCTCTCCGGCGAGATATCTTCTTGCAATATCCTTGACATCAAGATCGTATTCCATAAGCACCTCCGGGTTTACGATTTTGAAACATCGAGTTCATTATACATTCTCAATGGACTTATTTCAAGCAATTGCGAATGCGCATGGACGGCGCATTGAGGAGGAGAGAATGAGAAAGATCTCAATCATCGGCCATGGCTCAGTGGGGAAAGCGGTGGAGAGATTCTTCAAGGACCGGGCCGACATAATCATCTATGACCCGGGACAGGGTTGCAAGTCGAGAAGGCGCGTCAACGGAAGCGATCTGGCTTTCGTCTGCGTGCCGACAGCCAGATTGGAAGATGGAAGTTGCGATATCTCGGTCGTGGAGTATACAGTCTCGTGGCTTGTGTCGGATGTCATCATCATAAAGTCGACAATCGAACCGGGCACGACGGACAACCTTTTCAAGAAATATGAGAAGCCCATTGTTTTCTCGCCTGAGTATATCTCGGAGAGCTTCTACCACAACCCGATCATGAGGGAGATCGCAGACCAACCATACATCATCCTGGGCGGAAGGGACCGGGACTGCAGGGTTGTCCAGGATATCCTCTCACGATTCACCGGGCCGCTTGTCGAATTCTTCACCTGCACAGCACTTGAGGCGGAGCTCATCAAGTACTTCGAGAATGTCTTCTTCGCCGTGAAGGTCGGGTTCGCCAACGAGATGATGGCTATCTGCGACATGGCGGGCGCCGACTACTACAAGGTCCGGCACGGCTGGTTGCTCGATCCGAGGATAAATCCAATGCACACCCTAGCCTTCAGGTTTGCCAGGGGCTTCTCCGGCAAGTGCCTCCCCAAAGACCTGGCTGCGTTCACGGCCTGGTTCAAGAAGAGATGGGGGGCGATCGGATATAAGGCACCTATCATCGAGGCGGCGGGCGCCTGGGAGAAAAAGAATGCCCCCGATTGATAAGATCGTCTTCCTTCAGACCGAAGTCATAATGGTCAGGGGCTATTTCATCGATGTGGCCAAGATAATCTATGGCCAGATGACCGACCGGATAATCGCCCTGACATTCATGGGAGGTGGGGAGCTGGTATTCGAGAACGCCGACTGGCAGGGCGAGGCAGTGGAGCCGGCGATGGGCCACCAACTCGGCGACCTGGATTTCAAAAGGCTCTCAGCCTATATCAGAGAGAAATTAAAACCTATGGAGGAGTGGCCATGAATGAAACTCCTGCGGTCATCGTAACACCAGAGACCTGCCCGCGATGCCACAGCCGGCTCATCGAGCAAACGGCCTGCTGCAAACGCCAGCGCCAGGGCTGGAAGACGATGTACCGTTGCCCGAAGGCCGGGTGCGGATTCAAGAAGCCGGGGAAAAGGATATGACCATGAGGATAGAGGATATAACCAAGGAGAATGTGAAGGCCCTTAAAAAGGACGAACTCGAGGCCCTGCATTTCCGCTGCCTGCAGGTCTACAGAAAGCACTTCAAGCAGA